GAGTTTAAATTTGGTTATGCCCAGAGGGTATCCGACGCGTCAATAGGACAAATTGGTTTAGGCCCCAACAATACACTGTATTCAGCCTCATTCAGTGTCACGGGCGGTCAACAACAGTATAATCTACAGACAATAATTTCTGCCAGTTCTGTGAACAACAGAGATAATGGCACTGGCGGTACTGTAAGTTACGCCGGCCTCGTTGGAGATAAGAAGATTCTCATTAAAAGAGTGTACTATCGAACTGCACGCGCCACATGGAGATTTTTTGGATATTATGGTGGCATCAATGTGTTAGGAAACATGTCAACATATGGCCAATTTGCCGATGACTCAACCTTCCAAATCGTCCCGGTCTGGCAGAACAAACTTCAAGCTATGGCTTACGAAGATGCCATTTACACAAGAATCTCTCACTATTCATACGAGATTGCTAATAACAAATTAAAGCTTTATCCGCCGCCTCCGTTAGACGACCCAGAATTCAAGAGTATGTGGGTAGAATTCGTGATACCAACCGACGCTTGGGAACAAGACCCTGCGGCCACCGATGGCACCATGGGTGTTAACAACATGAACACGCTGCCGTTCGAGAATGTCCCCTACAACAGCATTAACAGTATCGGAAAGCAGTGGATCAGGAGATTCGCTTTAGCCTTGGCAAAGGAGATGTTGGGCCAAATTAGAGGCAAATTTTCTTCCATACCCATCCCAGGAGAGAGTGTCACTTTAAATGCCGATGCTCTCTTGGCTCAAGGTAAAGAAGAACAACTAGCGTTGCGAGAGGAACTCAAGATAACGCTAGATGAAATGACCTACAAGAAGATAGTTGAAGATACGGCAGCAATTTCCGAGAACGTAATTACAGTGAACAAGGACATTCCTGTTCTATCCATATATACGGGGTGATATAGAACATGGCAGATAACAGATGGAAGCAGCCTAAGAATCCTCCACCCCCACTCTTTCTCGGAGAGAAAGAGAGAAATCTTGTTAAGCAGGTTAATGATGAATTAATCGAAAGAGTAATTGGGCAGCCAATTTTATACTTCCCAATCGATTTAGCGCGAACCAACTTCCACGTTCTCTACGGAGAGGCAGTGAAGAAAACGTTCCTACCCCCAGTCATGGTCTACGCCCTCGTTGCTTGGGAAGGGCAAACCACTCAAACAGATAGGTTTGGAGTTGATCGTCGGTCAGCGCTGACCATCCATTTTCACAAGAGGCGTCTGACAGAAGACCAGAATCTTTTTGTGCGAGAGGGAGATTTTATTCAATTTGAAAAATTGTATTATGAAATCGTGACCTTAACTGAACCCAAGCTACTGTTTGGCCAAGAAGACCATAAGGTTGAAATTGCTGCGAAGTGCATAAGAGCTAGAAAGGGAGTCTTTAATGCCAAGTAAAAAGCCAAGTTATTTTTCTACACGCAAGGAAATAGACTATGAGTACACAGATGTAGAAGACACTTCCGTTCTTCAAGAGGCCATACCCTTTCAACAGTCCACTCTTGAAACGATTGATACTGCCATGTATAGGTGGGTAAACGAGGAGATGGACATCTTCGCGGACATGAACACAGGGTTCAAGAAAGTCCCAGTACTCTGGGTTTCTGCTGAGCGCGCCTTTCAGATTAAAAGAAACAAAGGTCTGAGGGATCAAGACGGAACACTCATATTGCCGCTGATGACAATCGAGAGGACGAGCGTTGCAAAGAGTCTTTCAAAAAAAGGCACCGTGTTCAATGCCTTCCCAATTCAAGATGCTCGCGGAGGTTCAATAACAATCGCAAGACAGATCAATCAAGAGAAAACTTCGAATTTTGCAAACGCAGATTCGTTCAGAAAGCACGGAAGTATCCGAGATCCAGAGGTGGGAATAAACCAGCAGAACTTCCCAGGACAAAACAAAAAAGTTGTTTACGAAACTGTGACAATTCCCGTTCCGGTGTATCTCGATATTCAGTATGATCTTTATATTAGAACGGAGTACCAACAGCAGATGAACGAGATCTTGGCGCCCTTCCTAACGAAGACTGGTAGTTTGAATTACTTTATTATAAGGAACGAAGGCCATGGCTTTGAATCTTTTATTCAGGAAAGTTATGATCAAGAAAACAATGTGTCCGCGATGAACGAAGATGAGAGACAATACCAAACCAAGATAAGTATTAAGGTTTTGGGGTATATCATTGGAGCAGACAAAAACCAAGAGCAGCCTAGAATTGTAAGAAGGCAGAACGCTGTTGAGGTAAAGCTAGGTCGAGAGAGAGTTGTCGTTGGGGACATCCCGGAACATATTGATAAGAGGGGTTTTTACAGGGATTAATTTTCTTCTTTTCACACTAACACACACTATTTATAAATGAAATAAATACACTTAATTAAGGGAGAATTTATTAGTATGGCATTGTCAAGAAAGTTTAAGTTCGTATCACCTGGAATTTCTCTCCGCGAAATTGATGATTCAAGATTACCCCGCGCCCCCGAGGCCGTCGGCCCCGTAGTTATTGGCCGCACCCGTAAAGGACCCTCCCTGGTCCCCGTCAAGGTTAACTCTTTTGGTGAGTTTGCGGAGCTTTTCGGCAGCCCCGTTGCTGGTGTAGACTCCTTGGGTGATGTTTGGAGAAATGGTAACGAAAGCGCCCCGACATATGCCGCTTACGCCGCACAGGCATGGTTAGCTAATAACGGCCCCCTTACTGTTGTGCGCCTTGCTGGCGCTGAGCACCCCGAGAACGACGGTACAGGCGGCAAGGCCGGTTGGAAGACTGCGAAGGACGCCGACGAGGACGTCGGCGAGAACGGCGGCGCCTACGGGCTGTTCGTTTGGGGTAGTGGAACACTACAAAACGCATCCGGCCCCCCGGGCGTCCGCCGCGACGTAATCAATTCAACCGGGACTCTTGCCGCGATATGGTACCTTCAAGAGGGTGCCATCACACTCAGTGGCCGCATCGCAGGCACGCACAAGAGCGCGACAATGCCCATTACTAGCGCGGCTAGCGTCATCATCCAGTCCACCGGCGACAACGCCTCCGGAGGCGAGTGGAAGATAGACGTCCGCGATGACGCAGGTGCTATCACAGACACGGTAACGTTTGACTTTACTAGGGGCAGCGCCAACTTTATTAGAAAGGCCTTTAATACGAGCCCTGTTCAAGCTTCCACGGAGACGGATCTCATTGCCGCTGCTGATGCCAAATCTTACTGGCTTGGTGAGAGTTTTGAATCGAATGTGACCCGATTGGATGAAAAGGCTGGGTGGAACTCTACGGGTACCATATTGGTGGGCGCCATACTGGCTCTTAAAAACGGCTCCGGTGAAGGAGGAACGTTTCAGGATGAGGTGACTCGCGCAGAGACCGGCTGGTTTATTTCCCAAGATCCTAGCGCCGCCTACGCCTCATTCCAGGCACCCGCCCAGCAAAAACTGTTTAAATTCAAGGCCCTCCCAGCCGGCGGATCCTGGGATCAGCAAAACATAAAGATCTCACTTACAGATATTGCCTACTCAAACAACGAAGAGGCAGATCCGTATGGAAGCTTCACGATTTTGATTCGTGATGCTAAAGACTCCGATGCAGAGATGGTTATCCTGGAGGCTTATACGGCCGTTAACCTAAATCCAAACTCTCCCAACTTCATTTCAAGAAGGATTGGCGATAAAGATAGAACGTGGGATACGGTAAAGAGAGTATATCGCACATTAGGTACCTGGCCCAACTTGTCTAACTACGTGACTGTCGAAGTAAACAGTCAAGTAGAGGACGGCACCGTTGCAGCGACACTACTGCCTTTCGGCTTCTTCGGCCCCCCCAGATACAAGTCTGCGAGGTTTACTACGAACTCTCATGCCGATCCTGCGGCCTTGAGCTTTGTCACGGCGGGCAGTGCATCGATACCTTACTCCGGAACGCCGGGGGACGCCACCCGAGGCTTCATTACCGGATCCAGCCGCGGCCCGTCTCCATCGCTCCCTTCGGGTTTCACTGGCTCGGTTCTTCCAACACTGTTCCCCAGTCTCGAAGACTTCTTGAGACTGAGTGCATCCGCCGGCGGCCGCCTAGGTGACATCGAAGACGCTTACTTCGGTGTTCAAACCGATATCGACCGAGGCGCTAGTGACAAGTTCGACCACTCGTACAATGACTTGGTCAGAAGGAAGCCTTCGGGCCTTTCGACATTCAGCGTGACGGCTGGCGCAACTGAACAGTCGTTCGCGTTTACCCTTGATGATATCTCAGGCTCGGGCGCCTTCAACAACCTGCGAGACGCAATATACCTAAGTGGCTCCCGAAAGGCTGGCACTTCAATGACTGCCTTCTCTGCCTCAAATGGCGGATACAAAGAGGTTCTTGATTCGGGTATCAATAAATTTACCGCGCCCATGTTCGGTGGAACTGATGGGGTTGATATCATCGAGATGGACCCCTTCAACAACCGCGTATTACTTGGAAAGAACGAAAGAACTTCTGCTGCGTACAACTCGATACGTCGAGCCATTGACACTGTGTCTGACGCAGAACGCATTGAGATGAATCTTTTGACCCTTCCAGGGGTTGATAACGTGTCGCTTACCCAGCATATGATAAATACCTGCGAGGGTCGCGGAGATTCTCTGGCCATTATCGATATCGAGGGTGGCTACATACCGAGGGCTGAAAGCAATTCGGCAATAGGTCTCCGGGTTGGAAACGTTAAAACAGCTATTGACGCCATTAAGTCTAGAAGAATTAACTCTAGCTATGGTTGCACTTACTACCCATGGGTGCAAATTGTCGATTCCGAGAACGACGCCCGCTTGTGGGTGCCACCCTCCATTGCTGCTCTTGGAACTTTCGCAAGCTCCGAGAGATCCACAGCACTCTGGTTCGCCCCCGCTGGCTTCAACCGCGGCGGCTTAACACAGGGTTCTGCGGGAATCAACGTAAGTGCGGTGGATGGACAATTGACATCGAAGGACAGAGATAAGTTATACGCTGTCAACGTAAATCCGATTGCCTCTTTCCCTGCCGAGGGTATTGTAATCTTCGGNCAGAAGACACTGCAGGCAACTCCGTCAGCACTTGACAGAATTAATGTTCGTAGACTGCTGATTTACATCAAGCGCGAGATTAGCGCAATTGCTGCTACGACGCTCTTTGAGCAGAACATTGATTCGACTTGGAACAACTTCTCTTCTCGGGCGGAAACTTTCTTGGAGAGTGTGAAGGTCGGTGGCGGTTTGACAGACTTCCGGGTTGTTTTGGATGATACCACTACCACCCCAGACCTGATTGACAGGAATATTCTATACGCCCAGGTGCTGTTGAAGCCAGCCCGTGCCATCGAATTCATTGCTGTTGACTTTGTGATAAAAAGAAGTGGAGCTTCTTTCGACGATTA